AAGGTTTGAACTCCCATATCTGCTTCGAATGCATTTACATTCGACCTCAGATAAACGGAAAGATGACTATTATTATCAGTCAAAAGATTATCGAGAAAGTTCGTATTTGCGTATCCATTGGTTCCATTAGGTGTGGCACCACTTGAATCAAAAGTCCAACCCCCATTGAAAATTAAATTATAAGTAGATAGAGATTTACCTTCAATACAACAACCTTGTGCGTTTCCACCGATAAATAAATAAAAAACATTCATCTTATCCCAAAGATTATTCGAGACAAGAGATGTAAATAAAGTTATCGTCGCTGCAGATACCGTCGATGTTATACCGGTACCTCCCGAAAGAATAACAGCATTCAAATAATTCAATGCCTCTGTTGTCCCACTAACAAAAGTAGAAGTTGGAGTGGGAGAAGTTGTAACCGTTGGTGATACGGTATTTGTAGGAGTTGTTGAGGGTGTGTTTGTATTAGTGGGACTAACCGTATTGGTTGGAGTCATTGTGTTTGTTGGTGTTATTGTATTCGTCGGACTCGGAGTTGGAGTTGGAACATTCACACAATCATTCCATAATGTTGAATCATCCTCCCAATTATCATTATTGGTATCCCAATAACAATCCACAATTGGAGTTGAAGTTGGTGTGCTTGTTTGAGTGACCGAAGGAGTATTTGTCGGGGTCACCGAAGGTGTGATACTCGGAGTAGGACTCAGAGTCACCTCAGGTTCAACATTATTTTCTGGATTGACAGCACCTCCTGTCAAGATTGCGGAACCGAGACCTCTTTTCATTGAAAGAGGTTTAATCAATTCATCAATATCGGGTTTGTATACTTTGATATAACCCGTCCCACCGACAGGTCTATATGGTCTTCCTTTCCAATTGAGTTGAGACATCTAAAAAATTAAGGGCATTAAAAATTGGGGGAATTTCACCCCCAATTTTTTTATTAAGATTGTACAGTAAATCCTGTAAGAACTGCAGCGAGAGTTGTTGATACAGTGATTTCACGCGACGGATTTGGCTCCCCGCCTGTAATCGTAACGGATATGCCGTTCAAATCATTGTACGCCTGTCCAACTGCCATACTTCCTACTGTGACCATACCCCCGTTTGACCAAGAGATTGCCCAGTAACGTGAATTATTATCTTCAACGATTAGGAAGAGTTCATTTTGTTTAACCAAATCAAAGAATAAATTTCTAAGAGTTTGGTCAAGTTTTGGTAAGGTTATCAGAACTGTTGGTTGGAATGTAATTGACTGAGCAGCATCGTTAACCAAAATCTCCTCTGTGAAAGAAGAAGATTGTTTTACGAGTTCGAAATTGTACCAAGTACCTGTTCCACTCGCAGAAACGATAGCATCGTCAACAGAAGTTGTGAAACCTGAAATGGTATTTCCACTGTCACCCAAAATCCAGAGTTGCTTAATACCGCCGATACTTGCGTTTCTGCAATCGAGGGAGTAGCCTTGGTCTATATAACATGACATAGTATATAAATTTTATTTTGTTTTGGTTTATTAGTTTTTAGCAAGAACGAATGAATCTACAGAGAATACTCCAAGACCATATACCATACGTGCGAAGATTTTAACGATATCTTCGTATGGGTCGTACATACCTTTGATTTCAATACCACCATTCTCGGTCGCATTCATGCCCACCATAAAATAACTCGCGGGACCTGCGATTACAGCAGATTGACCGTCGAGACCTTGCGTTGGTATAATTCTTACATTTGTACCAGGTAACATCACAGACCATTCTTGACCCTTCGCTGCACTTGCGTCATCGAAAGAGAATAGGTTAATGTAGGAAGAATTTCGCATGGACGCAACGAGCGAACGATAGTCCGAGTACGAACAGAACATAACCAGGTCGTTCCTATGTAGCACGTTAGCAGGAATGTTCTGATAGTAAGTAGAGAATACTGTTAAACCATTTGTCGAAGTTGCCGCAGTGTATGCCACTTGAGTAGCACCATTACCTGAAGTGATAAGTGCGAGAGCACCATCAAAACATTGGTTGTCAAACTCTGTAGCACCTGTAGCGGTTGTATTACGCCAGAGCTGCAGCTCGATTGAATTAGCGATTCTATTGCTGATATCGGTCATTATCAATTCTTCAAAGGGCACTGTCTCCTGAAAATTCGAGTTAGACAATCTTTGAGAAAGGAAATAATCGTAAAGGTCGTATGCGCAGAGGGATTGATTCACTTTTTTATTGCAGGTTTGAATCGTAACCTGAGAAATTGTGGTGTCGCCTGTGGCACTGAAGCCGCATGAACCATCCTGAAATATGACATCGTTTGTAAGGAACCCGACTTGTTGGGTACCTTTAATATTCGGACGTATAGTTGCGTATCGCGGCAAAACCTCGCCGAGAATACTTTTAATCAACATGTCCGTTGCGTTTTCGTCCACCCAAACACTCAAGTTTGAAAGGTTATATGAAAACTTTTCGTTCTTAATATTTTTCATATTAATTGATTTTTTATTTGTTGTTTTAGTTTATTAGTTTCTGATAGATTTTAAGAAGTCCGTTCTAAAATCATCAAATGTTTCCTTGAAATCAAACTTTCTTTCAACAGGTTTTGTTGATGGTGAATTTTTGAATGTCTCGAATTCATTTTTTAATTCTGTTATCTCCATTTTGAATTTACCATTTAATGTCTCAACGACACCAAGGATTTCGGTGATACCTTGTTTGATTGTGTCAATCTCTGAAGTAGAAATTGAAGAGAATACTGACTTAACAAGTTCTTGTTTTGCCATCTCCACATCAATGTCAGGTGAACCTGGCATTTCCATGAAGTTTCCTGCTTTGATTGCTCCACAGACCTTAGCAGCGATTTCCTCACTACCATATTTTTCCATTTGGTCAGAGATACATTCATCCCAAGGATATTTCTCCATCTTATACTTCTTCATTTGTTCTACGTTCTCACGTTGAACAATGACACCATCTTTTGTTTGAATTCTGATTTTGTTTTCATTACCACTTGTGTCTTTGAGAACAACTTGATGTTCGCCATCGGGTGCTTTTGTCTTCTCACCATCAGGACCGACCACATCAACTTTCTCACCTACATCAAATGTTGGTGATTCCAAAATCTGACCTTGACTGTCCTTTGCTTCCGTGAATGAAAGACCTTGTTGAGTTTCCTCATCAACTTCTTCTTTTTCAACTTCCTGTTCTGAACCAAGAACTTCCAATTTTGTGATGATTGATTCTTCGTCAACTGTCACAATAATTTCGTCTCTTGTTTTGTGTGAACCCGTTGGAGCAGGGGTCAAAGTAGAATCTCCAACCACATATAGAGTTTGACCAACCTGAAGTTCACCTTCTTGATTGTTGGTAACTTCTGTTTGTCCATCCTCTAATACAGTTTTGAAGAAACTTTCTTTTTTGAATTTCAAACCGAGTAATTGTACAATTTTATCAATTGCTTGAGTTGCGTTCATATTACTGAATTTGGTTTATAATGTTTATGATTTCCTTAAGTAAATATTCATCAGTATTGTGAGAAGAAAACTTATATTCAAAATTTCCTTCAATTGAGATACCTTTTATCTCACCATTTTTAACCATCTCCCATACATCATCAGAATCACAACGGAATCCTACCATCCAAGTCCCCTTCGGAACTTGTTCTTTTGTAAATCCTAATGAATAAGATTTATCTTGGTCCCCATCCACAATCCATGATTCAACGAGATACACATCTTCAAACTTTAAGTCAGAGTGTTCATAGTTCGTATGACCTCCTCCACTACGTTTATCAATCATATATCGTTGAGACATTCTTTCAATTGTGTCAGGTTTGAATGTAACGAAATAACGTTCTTGTGTCACCTCATCAACCCTTGGAATTAATATTCCAGGTTTCATCGCAGGTGAATAAATCATCCTCTTCTCATTATCGAGTGCGAACTCCTGTTTCTTAAACGATTGTAAAGATGATGGACTAACTGATTTAATTCCCAACTTACCATAATCTCTACGGGTATCGGGGTCATTGTCAATCGCTTCAACAACTCTAAGTCCATTCTTCTGTAATAATTTGACCTTATATTCTTTGAACTTACGAGATGAGTTTGGACCAACAGGAAAATCTGATAAATAAATTTCATCGAATTTAATTCCTGCCCTCTCCAATTCACGTCTTGTTGAACCCTCAGAAGATTTTCGTCTACCTGAAACAACAACAATCCTATGTGTTTTCCACTTCTCGTTAATGTAATTTTTTGTTTTCTCTATTGGACTACCACCCTTTAGTAATGTGTCATCAATATCCACAACGATAACAGAACTTGATTGTCTATTCATCTGTTGTTGTGAGATGATGTATGCTTGTTCTGATTTACGTTTTGTCTCCTCAGAATAATATCCTTGGTTGTCCATTGACTTGGGGGGAATACCTGCTTTCCCTTCTGCGAACCCTTGGTCCACTTTGTCTCTACCTTGAAATAAAAATTTTTTCCACGCGTGAACACAATTCGGTCCACCTTTGTAAAGCCACTTGGAATATGGCTCTCTCTTGTGTCCGAAATCTCTATTAACATCTCTTAATAAATCAATCTCAGGTCTTGTAAAATATCTACCCTCAATCGATGTACAGAACTCCCTATCAGGTTGTCCTGTTAATACTCTTTCATATTTGAAATATGTTTTTGGTGTTGTATGATTTCTTCTAAAGATTTCTTGTTCCGTTCTTCCGTTCATTCCAATTACAACTGCTTCGAATTTTTCATAGTCAGTGTTCTTAAGAATTTGAAATAACTTCATAACCTCAAAATCCTCTTCATCATACTCATCAACATTTATCTCATCACTAAATCCATAACCCACCTCTTCAACAGAAGTGTCATTGTATCCACAACCACACATTGATTCAGGATGGACCTCACAAGGCATATAATATTCTTTCCCATCGATGATGTGAGTATGTGTTCCCTCACAACCCATCTCTTCCGCGTATTTTTCTGCTTCCTCCATTGACGAGAACACAGGGACACCATTAATCATTATATTCTCGAAATACATCGTATCTTTTGGATAAGGGTATGTACCATCATC